CCTTATCGAGGTCCTTGGCCGCCGCATCCGCCCCGGTGGTTTTGACCTTAACGTCCAAGCTCTTGTCCAGCTTCTCGCTGGCTTTGTCCACCTTGTCGATGGCCACCGGTATTTTGTCAATCTCCGCCGCAGATTGCTCCGCCCCGACCGCCTTGATCTTGATGGTGATGTCCTTGTCGGCCATGAGGGGTTAGGAAATGCGGGTGATTTTGAGGATCGATCCGGCTTTGAGGGAGACCGAGGAGGCGGCCACTTCCGAGACGAGCGAGAATGACAGCGTGGCCGTGTCCGACGCCGCAAACACCCCGGCCAGGCGGATGCCGAAGTTGGATGCCGACGCCGGCGCGGTGGTCGCCGCATAGGTGCCGCCGATGGCGTCCAGCGAGATCGCGCTGCCGGGGTCCGCGAGGATAAGAGTGCCAGCTCCGCCAGTGTTGACCAGGCGCACGCCGGTGGACGTGGACGCCGAGGTGGCGATGAGATCCATCTCCACCTGATAGACCGCGCCGGATACCGGCACGAAATTAAAAGCGGAAATGGCCACCTGGGTGGTGGTGGATGCCGTCACGTCCGAGGTGAGGTGTCTGTAAACCGGGATGCCGAGGCCGGTGATCGCTCCGGTCACGGCCAGCGCGCCGGTGATGGTGGCGGTCCCGCCGACGACGAGATTCGTGGTGACTTCAAAGGTCCCCGTCACTTTTGACCCGCCAGAGACAAACGAGAGCACGGTCGTCGTGCCATCACCGGTGCGCACGGTGGAGACGCCAGCCGTGCCGGTGCCGATGTGGAGGATCTGCGCGTAAGTGGAAGAAATCGAGTTAGAGGTGAGCGTGTTCGCGGCCATGGAGATTCAGAGTTCGATGTTAAAAGTTCAATGTTCGATGTTCAAAGTGTTTGCCATTGGTCGGTGACCGCATCCCAGTTTTGCAAGGTCCAGTCCCAAGGAATCCCCGCGTAGAGGGTGAGTGCTGCGGCGGGTGTCATGCGTCCACCTGCGGCGTTGTAAGCCGTCAGCGTCCGGAAGCCGTTGGAGATGAGGGCGGCGGGGGCGGAGGAGGAAATGGACGCATCCGCGATGTCCCACACCTCCCCGGATTGCACGCTGACTCGCAGCGTGCCGGTTTGCCTCCAGGCGGTTCCAGCCGCAGAGCGCAGCACGTGAGTGCGGGCGGCCGCATGGCTGGCATGCGCTTGTCGCCGCTCCCAAGAGACGGAAACGAACGCCGCTCCATCGCCGGAGGTTTCCCCCCAGGCGGAATGGATCGGCGCGTATTGGGAGACGCTTTGCTCCACCGAGAATTTCAGTTCGTCTGCCAGAATGTCTCCGTAGTCCAGCAAGCGCTGAGTGCCTGCGGAGGTGATGAGATCGATCTGATAGACGCTGGAAATCATGGCGGCTTAGTTTTTACGGAACGAACACGACGGGCGGAGAGCCTGCGGAAAACGCGGTGATGACGGGTGATCCGGTGCCGGGTGAGACCGTCCATGTGGTCAAACCATCAGGGGCGGCGGCGGCGCTCACTTTGAGAGCGATGTATGCAGCCCCGGCGTTGAGTTGGACACGCCAGCTAGTCCCGGATTGGTATGAGACAATCACGTTGGACGCGGAGACGGTTTGAGTGCCATCCGATGACCAGGCGGGTTTGCCATTGATCAGGCCGCAATAGACGACTGGGCCATTGACGGAGGACGTGGACACCCCGGAAATGACGAGGATGGATTTCCCAGCGGGCGCGGGTTCGAAGACCTGCGGCAGGGTTCCGGCGACTCCCGCGCTGGGCGGGACGTAAACAACGGGCGGATTCGATGGCATAGGGAAAAGGGATTAGAGATTGGAGATTGGGGAGCACGGCGGCCAGACATCCGGGGGGAATGCTTTGCGGCCGCCGTGCTCAGGGTTTGGGTTTAGGCTACCAGCAGGTAGGTGTTCGAGGCGGAATCGCGGATCTCGATGCTGTAAGTCAGCTTCTTGTGGGCGGGACCGACTTCACCGGCCTCGACGAGGCGCAGGCGGCTCCAGACTTGGAGGCGCTCGGTCACGACGCCGCTCTTGTTTTGCAACTCGATGAGCGAGACGCCTTCCACGTAGTTATCGTTGCGGGCGAATGGAGTTTGAGCGGTGCCCACGACGGGCTGTGTGGCGAGGCCGTTTTCCAACTGCTTGAGCAGGGAGTTGGTTTTCGCCGTGGTGCCGGTGTAAGTGACTTTTTTCAGAGTCGATTCCTCATCGTCGGCATAGCCGCCAACGGTTTTTCCGATCTTGAAGGTCTCGATTTCGAACTCGCGCTCGGATTTGAGAGTCTCGGTGTCCTGGAGCTGAAACGCGGTCCAGTTCGCAGTCGGGGCGTTGTCCGGCCACGCGGTGGCGGACACAGTGACCGAATCGACAATTTCGCCGAGCGGGATGAAGTAAACGCGAGCGTTGAGCAGTTCGCGGCGGATGGTAGTATAAGCAGCCATGGTATCAGTTTTCTATGGTTTCGGGGTTGGTTTCAGAGACGGGAGAGGACTTCGAGGTCGAGGTCATAAATGAGATATTGGGTATCGGGTCGGAGTTCGCAGCCGCTCACCTTGATCTCGGCGGCGCCGGTCAGGGTTTCGTCCGGTTCCCAGTTGTGCAGGGTGGCCGCCACCGTTTCCACGATGTCATCCGCTGCCAGATCGCGGGTGGTCCGGATCACCGGCTTGGCGAAAATGGAAACCGTGTAGCGCCGCGCCACGTTCAGGTGCACGGCGGCCGCGTCCGAGGAATTGGCGAAGCCGGAGTAAAGGATCACGATGAGCGCACCGCCCACCCGTGAGGTCTTTTGCGCGAGTTCGTTGGTAAAGTCTTTTTGCCGCCACACGATGGCCTCCACACCGGGGAGAGTCGTGAGGGCATTCAGGCGGGCCGCCATGGCATCCGCGATGTCGATCGCCTTGCTCATGCTAGCCCTCCATTTTCCAAGTTGGTGAGTTCCGCCACCACCGCGCGGCGCACGGTTTCAAGCACCGTGTCCGTGGTGCGTTGAGCGTTGAGTTCCGTCCGCATCGGTGCCCGCCCTGGGTAAACCAGACTCCGGCTATGCGCCCGCACTTGGGCTCCATTCCGGCGAGTGTGTGCCCGAACCGCCACTTGCCCGGAGAAGCCGAATTCATGGAAGGCGAAATATTTGACGTTAGAACCGAAGCCCATCGTCACCATTCCCGAGGAGGGATTGATCTGCGGGGCCGTGTTGGTGATCGATTGCCGCAGCCGCCCGGACACCCGGCCCAGCTTGTGCATGGACACCGGGAACGGCCCGGTCTCCGCCGTGAATCTGTCCTTCACCGCATGCCCCACGATCACCGGCCCAGCCGTTTGCAAGCCAGTTGCAACGGCCTTGAGCGCCAGCTCCGGCAGGTTTGCAAGACCCCGGAAAAGGGTCCGCAATCCGGGATCGACGGTGATTTCAATGGTGGTGTTCATTCTCCTGAAAATCGGCGGTAAGGTTCCAAAACGGCAGCCACATCCGTGGCCAGCGTGAGAGCGGATGGTCGCTCGCTTTTGGGGTTGAGGGATTGCAGGGAGATTTCCCCAAAGATCTTGCGGGCCTCCGCCCATGCCTGGCACTGGATCACCCAAGCCTCCAGCACGTCATCCGGTAGTGGCGTAGCTCCGGCGGGCATCGTGCCGCCATCGTCCAGCCAATAGCCGCCGTCGTAATCAATCACCAGCCGCTCCGTGGCCGCGCCAGGGGAGGCGGAGAAAAGCATCATGCCCGCCCGCTGGTCGAGTTGATAGCCGCCCGTGAAATCATCCACCGCCCCGGTAAACCCGCGCACCTCCACCGAGTTGATCACCTCCACCGGAAAGGCCCGCAGCACAAGCGCCGTGCCGTTGGCGCTGAACTCGTCCACCTGTCCTTCCACCCGTTGGAATAGCCGGTTGCAGATCGCATTGAAGCGTCCCGCCACGCCCAGCCCCAGCTTGGCAATCGCCGCGTCCCAGGTGTAATCCGGTTGCAGCGCTTCCGGCAGGAGGCGGCTTTTCAAATAGGTGATGGTTCCGAATCCAGCGTCTAACATGGCTTAGGCTTCTTCGTTGAGGGTGAGAGTGAAATGGTGTTTCGCTAGGCAGCGGATGATCATGTGGAATTCCTCAGTGGTCGGCACCCGGCGCTCCCCTTCCACGCCGATCACCGTCACGTCCACCACGGCTTCCGCCCCGGTGGTCATCAGGATCTCGCACGTCATCGCGGGAGGTTCCGGCGCAAGCGCCTCTGAGAAATTGGCGATCATGGCAGTTCAATGATTTTGACAAACGCCCGCAGCACCTCGGCGCGTTCGCGCGGCAGCTCGAAGCGTTCGCCCTTGGAGCGGCGTGCGTCGGCTTCGTAAAGCGGTTGGTTGATCACCTCCACCGTCACGATGGACGGGGCGGCGGCGGGAGTTTGAGTGTCTGGCTTTTTCTTGGCGCTCATGGATAGAATTTCATAATGGTTGGTTAGGTAGGGGCATTCAGCCACCGGTGATGCCCCTGGGGAGGAGAAAAGAGACTCCCCAGGGACACGAACCGGGGGTTGTTTATGCTCCTGGCAGAGTCAGCACAGCGAAGGCTTGCGAGCGGCGCACCTTGACGCCGGCACGGGCCACGCCACGGAACACGCGCTCGTAAGTTGTGAATCCAGCGTGGTCGCTGGCTTCCATCTCGAAGCCGTTTTGCATACCCACCACCAGGCCGCTTGGATCACCGAAAACGGCGACTTTCGCGTTGGCGGCGTTGGCCGTCGGAGCGGCGTGCGAGGGAACGACGCCGTAGCCGAGGATCGATCCGATGCCGCCGTTGGCCGGAGCCTCCAGTGCGGTGAGGAAGATCGGACGGCCGTTGAGGTCTTTCACGCTCAGCAAGCGCACGAGGTGCTGCGGGTGCATCCACCACTTGCAGGGGCGGGAGAGCACGCCGGAGTCCACCGTGAGCAAGCACTTGGTCCAGTCTTCGAAGTCGGTGAGCTCGGTGGTCACATTACCGGCCGCAGCAGCGGCAGCCGTGCCGCCTCCGCCGAAGATGCCGGTCATGCCGCCATCCGTCGCATCCGCACCGCCGTCCGCTTGGAGACAGGCCCAGTCGAGTTTGTAGGCAATGGCTTCCGCGAAGTCGGCCAGCACGTCGCCGGTCACGTCGAACTCGGCATCGGCAAGCAACTGCTTGGAAACAGGCAAGAGCGCGCCGATCACTTCGAGCGTGAGGTCCACCGATGTGCCAGCCTTGGCCGAGTCTTCCGTGATGGCTCCACCTTCGGAGAGGATGAACTCGGCACTGGCCCGCGCGGTTTTCACCGGGAACTTGGTGGTCTTGGTGCCCACGCGGCGGACATCAAACGAACTCCAAATGCCATAGCTGGCCAGGGTGTCGTAAATGTCAGCAGCAAGGCCGTCACGGATCATCGAGGAACCCGGAGTCGCATCCTCGCCCAGCGTGGTGCGCATTTCCGGAGTGAGTCCGAATCCGGCTGCATTGCGGACCACCGCGTTGAGCAGCTTGCGCTTCTCCGGGTCGTGCTGGATGCGTTGGATCGGGCTGCCATTCGCCAAGCGCATTTCCTGGCCGAGGCGCAGGTTGAGCTTTTGGATAGCGGCGGTCAGCTCGCCAGTGGTGGCGGAGGCTTCGCTCTTGAGCTTGGTCAACTCCTCAAACGCGGACTTCGTTTCCTTTTGCAGGTTGCCGTAATTGGCGACGAGTTCGTCCTGAGTGGTTTTGACCTTCTCAACGGTGCCCAGAACTTTGCTCTGGAATTCGGTTTCTGTCATGGTGGTGTCCATATTGGTATTTGGTAGATTGGTATTTTGATTAGATTTTACTCAGCATTTCCAAGAAGGCCTTGCGCTCCGCCGCCCGCCGCTCTGCTTCCTCACCGCCGGCGGGCATGCTTGGCGAGGTGCTGGGGGTTTGCTCTGGCTTCCGGGAAAAATGTTTGCGCTCGGTGATCCGCGCGATTTCGCGGCCGATGAGGATGCGCTCGATCTGTGGGATGTTTTCGCATTCCAACAGCGGCGTCACATCCTTGAGAAATTGCATGTCGTCATCCGCAAAGCCCACCGATGCCAGATCCGCATCGCCGATGCAGCCCGCCGCGAATGACTTCGCCAGGGCATTCGGATTCGCGCCGATGATGCACGCGGAGAGCTCGATCTGTTCTTGCTCCAGATAGATCGCCCGCACGTTCTTCGCTTGCTCCGGTTTCAGGCCGATGAGTGCACTTGCTTCAGCGAATCCCTCGCCGCCGTTGCGTGCCCATTTGGTCGGAAAGAATCCCACCGAGACCGCTTTCAGGAATCCGCCCAAGGTCATCTTCCAGCCGAGCCGCGCGAGGTGGTTTTCCTCAACGTCCTTCGCCCAGCGCACCCGCTCGATGAGCGCCCGCCCTTCCACCCGTGCGGACTCCACCGAGCCCAGCAGTTTATCGATGGAATAATAATCGTGGCTATCCACAAACGGCGCGTTCTTCGCAAACCGGGAAAACCTCCAACCCTTCGCGGAAATAATCTCGCTGTATGAGTCCAGGCTTTCATCGCTCGCCACATAATCCACCAGCCCATCGGCCTCGGAAATGATGCGCGGGACGACGTTGAGCGAGCGGTGCAGTTTGGTTTCAGGGGTATGGCTCATAATCAGTAGGGGAGGGATGGATCGTTGTTAGCTCCGGCGGGGTCCGGCCCGAGCACGGCGATGCGCACGCAGCGGCAGTTGATCACTTCCGCCGCCGGTCCTTCCGGGTCGCCGGGGAATCGCATCGTTAGGCTGCCGTAAATTGTAAAAGGTTCATCGATGGCCCGGATCTGGTTATGCAGGCCAGAGTAAGCCGGATGCCGGTCGCCCAGGTCCGCCATCGTTAGCCATTGCGTCCACTCCACCCCCGCCTCGCGGAAGCTCATGTCTCGCGCCACTTCGTAAGCCGCCGTCGTTTCAGTCCGCGCGATCATATCGATCCGCTCGGAGGAAATCGTGTTGAAGGTCCGTTTCACCCGGCCCCGGATCTCGTCCATCGTCTCGCCCTGGGAGATTGCCTCTTCCAGTTGGCGGCGCAGGTCCGCATGGATCTTCTCGCCCGCCCCGGAGATTTTGTTTTCCCGGTCTTGGATCGCTTCCAGCACACCCTTGGCAGGCAGCGTCAGCGGGTCCGTCCGTTCCAACTCCTCCGTCCAGACTTCGAATCCGGCCCGCTCCAGTGCCGCGCGGGAAATCCCCGCCAGCGCCCGCGTCCAATCCGTTAGCCATGAGCCAAGATCAAATAACAAATCCAGCGCACCGTATTTCTGCACAATGTCCTTCGATGTCAGCCCAAGCGCTTCCACCTCGCCGATCTTGCGCAGCGTCTCAGAGCGTGCCGCCATCAGCAACCGCCGCCCGCTCGAAGCGAATTTCTTTTCCCAAGGCTCGCGCTTGGCATGTGTCTGCTTCCATTGCTCAGAGCCTTCCGCGCCCTTTGCACAGCCCGTGCAGCCCGCCTTCGTCCGCCCTGCAAACAAATTCACCAGATCCTCCACCGGATCTTCCTCTTCCTCTTCGACTTTGAGACTTTCAGACTTTTGACTTTCGACCTCTTGCAACGAATAAGGAATCCGCCCCACGTCATCCCCGGCGAACCTTGGCAAGCCAAGCCGGAAATACTCCCCGGCGCTCACCCATGGCATCCCGCGATCAATCGCCTTCACCGCACTCTCGAACCGCTCGCCGCGCACTTGCTGCATCGTCGAGTGTTCGTCCCAGTCAAATTCCGCGAACAAGGTCCGCCCGGTGCCTAGCAACATTGCCGAAACAATCTCCACCGCATCCGAGATCTTCGCCGCCAACGGCATGCACGTCTCTTCGATCAGCTTGAACCGATCCGAGGCACTGCCCACCGAGTAAGACGCCTGGCTATCCGCAAACGAGGGTGGCACCCCGAAGGCCGCGTAAACTTCCTTCCGGTTTTCCAAACGCTGCGAAACATAAGCCGCGTCCACCGCCTGCAAGGTCGGCTCTTTGATTTCGATGTCGCCGGTTAGGAACACCGCGCGGAAATCTCCCCGGCTCGCCATCTCGCGCTTTTGCCGCAGCATCGCCGTGATTTGCTTTTGTTGCTCGTCCGAGGCGATGCCGTTCTTGCCGATCACATACGGCCCACGGTCGCCATTGTTCCGCGCGAGGTTCCGCGCAAAGGTTCCCGCCGCATAATCCGCGTCGGCGGAAATCATCGCCGCCTGCCATTCCGCCAGCCCACGGAAATCATGATAGGGGTTCCACATCTTGAGTTGAACCACTTGGCCGGGGATCAAATCATGTCGCCGTCCGCTGCCGTCCGTCATCTGCCAGCCGATCAATTCGCGGCCATCGCCGCCGATGATCTCGTGCATGTCCGAGGGCCGCGCCAGAATCAGCGGGCTCTTCGCCGCCACTCTTGTTAGCCAGCTATCGTCCAGCACCCAGAATGCTTCCCCGTAAAGTTTCAGAAAGCCCACCGTCGCCTCGATGAAGTCGCTGCGGTTGATCTTCCCGCCGCGCGTCACGCCCGGCCGTTCCCAGAATGCAGTCAGCGCCGGGTCTTCAATCCGCACATCACCGCCCCGCCGGTCCTCGGTAAACACCAGCGGCACCTGCGAGATTGGATTACTAACAAACCGCACGGCGGAATGCACCCACGCCGAGTTGGCATAAGGATTGCCCAGCGCCGCGCCGGAGCTTCCGCCCGTGTCCGCAAACACCCGCGTCCAGTCACCCACCGCCTTCGCCCGGAATGGCGAAATCAATTTGCTCAAAAAGTTCATCGGCTAGCACCTCCCGTTAGCATCTGAGAGACGGAAAACCCGATTTTCCCCTCCCGGAGAACTTCGCCGTCTCCCGATATTACAGAACCCCGTTGCAAAACGCCGGAACCCCGTTGCAAAATGCGTGCAAACGAGCCGCCGCGTAATGATGCCAAATCAGGGCATCCCCCCCTAGAAATCGATTCTAGGGGCCGTTTCTGAATCCGGGTTTGAAGGTGAAAGGGCAGGATCATTTTAACAAAGGGTTGCGTGGTAGGAAGTCTTCGCGGTTTTGCCCGCATGCAATGCCAGGGCGAGCGCCCAAAATCTATCGGCGTGCCCGTCCGCGTCCGAGTCCGCCACGAACCGGATATTGCCGGATGCCGTGGTCTCCTTGCGGATCTTGCGCAAGTCCGCGATGAGCGGATCATCGCCGAATGGAATCCGGATCGCGCGGTCCTCGAAGGCGCTGCGCAATGGAAACGCCAGGTCCTCTTTCACCGGCCCGGAGAAGTTTACGCCTTCCACTTTGTAAACGCCGAAGCGTTGCGCCGCCCGCTCTGCAAACTGCATCCCGAGCCCCGTCCGGTCGATGCACACCCGCCGGGCGATTTCGAACCATGGATAGAGCACGCTCTCTTGCGTCGAGAATTGCATCTGCGAAAGGTCCAGCCGCTTGCGCACCAGATTGAGCCCGCCCACCTGCTCCACCACGATCATCGAGGTAAGGTCATGATGGCGGCCGATGTCCACGCCCACGAAAAGCGGATTCGGGCAGCGTGCCGCTTGCTCCAAGGAGTATTCCCAGCCGTCCCCCTCTTTATAACAGCATGCATCGATCAAGCCATACTCGAGGAAGGCCCCGGCATCATCCGCCGGCACGCACATGTATTCCTGGAGAAACGTCTCCTGGTCCCGCGCGCGGCTCCGTTGATAATCGAAATACTCAGCCTCATCCATCTCCAAGCGGGGATCGCCCGCCGTGAGCTTGCTTTGCAGCTTGTGGAGAAATCCCTGGTCGAGCGCATCCTGCAAAGTCACCCGGTGATGCGAGAACCGTTTCGGGTTTCCCTTCTCCTTGATTTCGCGGATGAGTGTATTGAAATAATTTCCGGAACCCCGGTGCGTGGAAATGATCGCCAACGCGCCACCCCAGTCGATGGTAGGTCCCGCGATGGCATACACCATGCCCGGATCTTTCCGCAGCGCGAACTCATCGAGTTTAACAAATCCACCCCGGCCCGCGAACGCGTCCGGGTTTGAAGAGAGCGAATGAAGCGGTTGCCCATTCGCAAACCCGATCACATGCACCGTGTGCGAGCGCCCGCTGTCATCCGTGAGAACACTCTCGCCGATGTCCGAGGCCGCCGCATGCAAGACCTTGGCAAACGCCATGCAGTCCCGCACATATTGCCGCGCCGTCAGTTCATCCCTGGAAGAAACCCAAGTTTGCAAACGGTTGCTCTTGAGCGAATGCCTCCGCACGTCCTCATAAGCCGAGGCGTAAGAAATCCCAATCCGCCGGGACTTCTCCATGATCTTCATCAAAGAGCGGTCCTCCACCCATGCCGCCTGATAGGGCAGCAGGAACGTGTCACGCGCCGGAATATTCCGAGCGCGGCCCACGGCCTTGGGTTTGGTGAGGATGGCGGTCACAGGAGTTTTAATTGTTTCTCGATCACTTCCAACGTCTCAGCACTCAGCCCGCCGCCGGAGGTGATCTCCTTCGCCTTGGCTTCGATGGCATCCAACCGCTCGGCCTTGGCTTCCAAAATCTTGAGCTTGCGCAGTTCCAGATCCTGCTTCGCCGCTTGCAGTTGCAGCTTCACCAGCTCCACGTAAGCCTTGACGTTGCCATCCTCGATGGTCTCCGCCGTGAACACCATTTGGCCGATCCGGCTCAAATCCGCCGGCGTCATCGTCGGATCACTTGCCAGGGCAAACCGGGCTTGCTCCGCCCGCAGCGTAGCGGCCTGCATCCGTTTCTTCATCCGCAGCCACTTGTAAAACTCAGACAGCGCAGACACCGATGTCGTCACACCCCATCGCAAAGGAACCTCAACGGCGATGGCTTCCAGCGTCAGCTTCTCGCCATCCTCGCCGGGGTGGCGCATCATCCACAAAGCTTCATGAGCCTCGTCGGAGAGGCTCTTGAGCTTGGCGTCTTGTCGGATTTCCTTTTCCATCGAAAAATTGGATTAGAGGCTCGCCAGTTGGTTGCGTCCGCTTTCGGTGATCACCCATTGCTTCAAGCCGGGGTCCATGCTGTTCGGGGCTTCCCTTATCCAGCCCTGGTCTTTGAGAAACTTCGTCGTGAGCCCCTGCTCGGTGTATTGCAGCGGCGGCGCTACCAGATCATCCACGAAGGAAAACAAGCGGCTTTCTTCCAGCGCATAGCTGCCAGCCATCGAAAGCGCTTCCAAGACAGCGCGGGAAATTTGAATGCGGCGGGCGGGATTGATCATGATTTGTTTGAGTCGTTAGGATTCACCAGGCGGCGGCCGTCGATGAGCTGGTCCACGCGGGAATGGAATGCCCGCACCATGTTGTTCATGGAATCCATGATCGCATCCTTGCGGACCTCTCCGGCATTCATCAGCTTCACAAATTGCTCCGCCTGCTCCCGCCGGATGTCCCGCAGTTGCGCGTCCATGTGTTCCCGGTGTTCCTTCGCGTCCCGTTCAATGCACGTCACCCGCCGCTCAAGGTCCTGGTGCTGGGCAAACGTCGGCGGAGAATAAATCTTGCGCACTGGCACCTCCGGCACCGGATCTTTCAAAGTGATATTCTCCCCGCGCCCCTGCGCCTGTCCCTTTTTCCAAGCGATCAACGCCGCCGAGGCCGCACCGATCACACCCACCACAAAGGAAGTAATCCACTCCCCCGAAACCATCGTCTCAGCCAAAACATTCATTGGCCATCCTCCTCTTCTTCGTATTCTTCGTATTCTTCCACATCCTCGGTTTTCTCACAAAACCGATTGCACGCCTCCACCGTCACCAGCCCCCGGATCATCGCCGGAACCCCACTCTCAGGATTCCATGCTTCCAGATAGAAAACCATGTCCCGCAGCGCGTAATCCTCCAAGGATTCAATCGCCTCCACCTGGCATCCCGCACGGCAGATAAAGCCAAACAACAAAGCCATGTGCGCCGCGATCCGGTCTTCTCTTGTGTCTTGTGTCTCCAAGTCTTGTGTCTCCTCTTTATTCATCCGCTCCGCCTTTCCAGTCATCGATGCCATCCGCGATCACTCGCGCCAGCAGTTCCGTGTGCGCCGTCGCCAGCTTCCAATCGTTTGCGTTAGACCCGAAGAACGGCTCGCAGATCACCGCCGGGCAGGAAAGTTTTTGCAGAAAGCCGCCACCGCGTTCCTCCTCACGGATCGGCACCAATCCCCGGCGCTTGTGCTCCGGGAAGGTTTCATTCATCCGCCTGTCCAGGCATTGCGCCAGCTTCCGGCCCATGCCGCTCGCGTGCCAGTAAAGCCATTCGTGGCCGGTCGCCTTCGCATTCGAGGCCGCATTGAAATGCAGCTCCACCGCCACATCCACCTCATTGCTCTTCAGGTTGGCTGCCAGATACTGCATCGCCCGGCCGTAGCCAGCCTGTGCATACTTATCCACCAGCATCACATCGAAGCCCCGCTCCCGCAGATCCGCCACAATGAGTTTCCCCAGGCGGCTGTTGTAAGCCCACTCGCTCATCCCATCCACCGAGGCGGCTCCGCCATCTCCCCGGCTATGCCCAATGCAAATCGCGATCATTCCCCGCTCCTCCATTGTTCGAGCTCACGGGCGATCCGCGCATTCTTGCGCTCCTCCGTCCGCCGCTGGTCCTGGGCACCATCCTCATCATTGCCCAGGCCATTCATCTCTCGCAGGACAATACGCACCGCCCACACCAGCACCGTCGCGGAGACGAGCGCCAGCAAGGCAATCACGGGGATGGTCACGAGTGCATTCATTCGGTATTTGGTTTCGTTAGAAGTAGCGGGGAGGTCCACAACCGGCATCGGCATCAGCCACACGGTCTCGCTCCCTGTTTGAAATCTTTGTGTTCTTTGTGTTCTTTGTGGTTCAATCACTTCTCAGTAATCACCACCACCTTCGCGGCCCGGCGTTCCTCCTTGCGCTCTTCCGCCGCCGCGTCCGCAGCCTCCTGGTATTGCCAAACGCCCACGGCCCACGCCGCAAGGCCCTGTGCCAGGGAAATGCTTTCCACATCCGGCCGGCGCGTCACCGTGCCATCCTTGGCCGTGCTGGTAGCACACGACGGCAGGCCCATAAGACCTGCCGCCGTTAGCACTAGCAGTAACAACCGCAGCGGCAGACCACCCAGCCCACCACTGTTTCCAACGTCCGGCTCATCGCCGGGGAAAATCGTGATTTGTCCCTTGGTCACAAATCGCACCAAAATATTCAAGCCCCCCAGGGCAGACAATGCGCCCACCGGATTCGCCGCCACCCACACACCCACCGGAGGATAAAAAGACGATGCCACCGCAATGATTTGCAGCCAGAAAGTTTTCGAGCGCAGGATGGACTTCGCACTTGGCGGCGGGGATGTTGCAGCGGTCATGCAAAGACCTTGCCACGCCCCCTCAATTCCGCGCCGGAACCCGCCCCCACAGCCTATCTTGCCCCGCTACTAACCCCGCATCTGCTAGGCCATCTGCCGCTGTTTATGCTCCCAAACCGAGAGCAAGTCAACCCGCCAGTGCGAATTCGGCCGCGATGGCCGCCGCTTATAAGCCCGGATCTCCTTTGTCGTGATCAGGTCATAAATGATTTCCCGGTCGCATTCATCCAGGATCTTCCCCGCCTGCGCCACGCTCCCCCACCTCTGCAGCTTCCGCTCCGCCTTCGGCGTCGTTAGATAGGCATCCTCATAAAACGAAAACGTCGGCAAGTCGGTGTCGGTGCTAGTCATGAAAACACCCTACCACACCCACGGCAACAAATCGCCAAAGTGGCGCGGGCATCCTGCCCGCCGCCTTTTCACTTCCCCTGCGCCTCTTCCAACATCCGCTGCGCCCGTCCTAATTTAAAAGCACTCTCCACCCGGCCCGGCACGGTTTCCCGCTCTGCCGCCATCGTCAACTCTTGCCTCTTGAGTCTTGCCACCTCTAATTTCAAATACGCGTTTTCATCTTCCATCCTCTTCAAAGCCCCCCGCGCTTTATCTCTCTCTCGGACCGCCTCCTTCAAATACTTCTCTCTTGCAGCCTCCACCCCCGGATCGGCCCGCTCCGCTGG